TTAAAACTTGTAAACCATATTATCTTCATACCTTCCATCTTTTGATGTTGATGCGTTTATTGTGATACGTGTGACATTTTCAAACGCTTGCCAATTATCTCCTTTACTCTCTACTAGATACTCAATAAACCGAATAAACTCACTTTTTGTTGAACTAAAGAAAATATAAGGAGGTTTAGTTAAGTGAATTAAACGTAGAAAATCAATCAAATCAAAATAGGTTGCTTGTTTATAGCTTTCTTGCCTTGTACATAAATAAGGAGGATCAAGAATAAGTAGTACTTTTTCTTTGCCTGCAAATTTAGGTACAAGTTGATGAAACGATTCGCTGACAACTTCAATATCATCCAAATAACCTGTTGCTTCGGGGTAATCACTTTGCCGTAAACAGTGCCAAAAATCTTTTTGGTATAGCTCATTAAGAGAACTAACTTGCTGCCCACTAAATGCAAGCCAACTACAAAGAATATGAGGGTCTTTATAACCATCAAAAGCTTCAATAGCATCAATCACCTGCAATTTTTTAGCCTTATCTAACCGCTTTCCTTTAGGTGTATCCACAAGCAAGTCTGCGATCATTCGGCGTAACTGGTTGATTTCAGAGATATGACCTAACCTTACACTATAATTATCAAAATCATTATAGATAACTTTAGCGTGTGGCTTTAAACGTTTTGCTACGTGTGAAAGCAACCCACTCCCACCAAACACATCAACAATCGTCCAACCATCGCCATTACCTGAAATATTATCGTTTAAAACCTGTTTAAACTGCGTTAAAAACATTCGCTTTTGCCCGATAAAAGGTAGCGGTGCTTGTTTAAAATGAACTACACTTTGCTTGCTTGCTTGCTTGCTTGCTTGCTATTAGTGTGAGCTGTTACCGATAAAGTTGCAACCGATGAAATCATTGAATATTTAGTCATTTTTGTCCTTACTTACTACTAATTTGAATAATTTATTAGGGCTGATGGTTTTAGCCCTCCCAAAAATCAACTCATAACACCACTCCGAGCAAAAGTAACGCTTAGGGCTTTGTAGGCGAAAAAGCACTACACCGATTGCGCCCAGTAGGTCGTACTTTTTACCTTTGGTTTGAGCGTAAAACTGTTGGGCTAACTCACCGCTTGTTAAGTGGTCGATAGGGATTAAATCCCATTTATCCGCAGGTAATCGCATTGCTTTGCAACGCACACCGCCATCACGAGGCGAACTGGAATAACAAAGGTATTTGCCAGCATTAGCCACTGCAATCTCACAGTGAGAATAAGGCTTACCGGTGAAGACTCGGATTACTTTATCCACCCAATCGCCATCAGCCTTATACATTGCCAAATAAACATTACTCATTTAGCCTCCTGATAGTTATCAGTCCAACCGTCTGAGTAATCATATTCAAGCGGATTAGTCGATTGAGCCAATGCCTCTTTATGTTTTAATGCGTTGGCGTGATTGCTCGTTTTAGCTGTGAGTAATGCTTGCCAAATCACTAACAAGGTTTGTTTGTCTAACAAAATTTGTGAATTATCCGCACAAGTCCACGCAATCGGTGGTAGGTTATCAATAAGATCAAATGTTGCTTTAACGCTTAATAAATTACGCTCAGCGGTGGCATCACTATCAATCCATTTGTCAATTTCAGACACATACACCCCACCATTGATTTTAGTGTCTCGTAGTGCATTAATTTGCGTACGTACTTGATCAATTTGTGCTTTGCGTTGTGCTGCTAACATATCATCGCTAATTACCCACTCATAACCTTGCAATGTGTGATAGTCCGATGGTCTAGGGCTAGTTAAGGTTAGCGTATCGCCCATTAACACAATCTCACGCCCTTTGGCGCGCCCGTTGATTAAGTGCTGGTAGTCGGTTTCGCTGACGGCAATTGCTCCTTCTGGGATGGAGTGAATGCCGTCCACTAAAAAGGTCTTGTATTGTAAATTGTAAAAATAAGTCATCTTATCGTCCAATAGCTAAATACTTGAAATAACCTGCATCACCTAAATTTACTGTTGCAGTTGTGTTAGTAACTGATCTAACGCTAATGCTGCGCGTAATACCCTCTGAGTAATCAATAGGGATTACTAAAAAACACTCATTAAATGCGATGGGGAAACTAAATGTACCACTATCTGCGCCACCCCATTGAATAATGAGACCTGATGGCAATTTTTGCCATCCTGTACTTGTTAGCCCTTGCTCAAATAGGTTGTAAACCCATTCGGTTGTGGGGGTTTTTGTTGATTTATCACTTTTGTTTGGTGTAACAACGTGCAACTCCTTGAGCCGTCTTGTAGCTGACCCAATAATATTAGCTGCATCAGTATTAGGATAAAATACGCCACTATCCGTAAATCGCCATACGGGGGACCCACCTAACAACATTGACATTAACCCACCTTGATGACTGTATCTAAATGCGGCTTTAGTTATACCAGACTGCTGAAAATCAATGTTGGCAGTATTTATCCCATCAATATAAGCTGTTGCTGATGTGGCACTCTCAATTAATAATCCATCTACGGCAGCAGTTCGACCTGAGCCAGCATTACCTTTAGCTCTTATATGTAAATTGGCTAACGGATTTTGTGTAATAGGGATATTTACACCAATTCGCCGCTCATTTTCATTACCTGTAATTGTGTTACCAATAGCCAGCAATCCATTAATATCTCCATCTATCTCTTTAGCAGCACTTGCTCCAATCAAAACAGAGTTAGTAATATTGGTTGCATTAACCGCGGTGGAAAAACCAACTAATGTAGAGTTATTGATACTGTGAGCTAAAGCTCCAACTAATGAACCCAACATTACGCTATTATTGGCTTGCTTTGTTCGCCACGCAGCTGTATGCCCGATAACTGTGTTATGTCTTGATGTCGCAGTATCTTTTACGTTAGATAAACTCCAATAGATCGTGGCTTTACCTTGCCCATCTGCTGTGTTGTACGGGCAGTAAAAAGTAATTTGGTTTTGGGTAACTGCAATAATTTCTTGTCGCCAAGCGTGCCAATGTGCTGGATTCGGGAATGCTGGACCACTATCCCATTTGATATGAGCAGTCCCACCAACTACACATTGATGATTATCTAAATTAACAATTAATTGATTGCCATTTTTAACGTAATCAACTTGTAAACCATTACTATCACCATAAGTTGTTTTAACCAACCCATCCCATCCAACATCAGCCTCTAAAGACATTGCTGCTCGATAGCCAACAAACGTGTTTGCATCTCCAACCTTGAGGTTTGCTCCAGCTTGCGTGCCTAGTGCACTTGCAAATTTGCCATTGTAGAGTTGCAAGCTATTAGTTCCGACTGTTGTTACTTTAGCATCTGCGTTTTTATTGCCTAGTTGTGACTCTACATCTGCATACCAGCCATTGGCATTCATTCCGCTCATTGCACCTGCACCAATCAATGTACAGTCCCAAGCATTTTCAACGCCGCACCCCGCGTTACGTCCAATTGCGACATTGCGTACACCGCTATGCAAAAATTGCAAAGCATTGCCTCCAATAGCAATATTACGGCTACCTTTATCACCTGTACTATACACTGATCCACTAGATTGCAGATGCTCTAGTGCGGTTTCGCCGATAGCAATATTAGAGTAGGATTTTTGAGCTTTGCCTAATGCATTACCACCAATTGCAATAGTTTGTCCTGCTCCTGTTGCATTAGCTAACGCACCGCTACCAATAGCAATTACGGCTTCGCAAACATTAAATTGGTCTTTTTCTTTTTTGTAATTGTCTGGGATTTTGTTCCCGCCATTTATACGGACAACGCCATTGCCTGATTTAAGCATTTGATAAGGGGCATCATAGATGGTTAAACCATTTAAGCCATTACCGTTGAACCAGCCATTAAAATATTGATTTTTTGTTTTAACATTATCAACCACATAAGTCTTGTTACATAAATCAATGGGATGATTGACAATAACGGCTTCGATTTTTGCAAATGCTAGTTCATCATTCGTCACACCGTCCCCAACCGCCCCAAAATCAAACGGGGTAATGGTTTGATAAATCCGCTTCCACCGCATCCCCCCAGCCGTCACAATCACCGTCCCACCATTATCTGCGCTTGTGGTATCTTTCGCATCATAGTAAAACGTGCCACCACCGACATTTTTACCTTCGTAATACGAGCGCACTAAAATATGTTGGTTTGGCTCAACTGGCTCAATGGTTCTGAGTTCGGCAATAGATTCGACTTGCCCTACAACGCGGTAGCCATCAGGGGCGGTGATTGCATCGTTTAAGCCTTCAATTCGTTCTTTCAGCCATTCTGTGCGGTCGGCTAATTGTTCGGGTGCTTTGTTACTTACACCACCTTCACCACCAACCACGGGGTCGGTACGGCTGAGTTGATGTACGCCTTCATGCCAAATTGCTTTCTTTTTAAAATTTGCCATATTTAATCCTATGCTGCACCGTGTCCCCACGTGCCGTCGTAAGTGATAGTGTCGTTATATAAATGTGCGTGAGCGGTGTAATCTAAGCCTTCAATCTCGCTACGTGCAGGTGCAAAGGCTTGAATATATTGACGAGCAACTTTGCCATCAGCCAATGTCATTGCTGCATTAAGTAATACTCGGTAATACGCCCACTCATTTTCTTTATCATCAGGCACACTTAAATTCTCTTCGATTGCGACCATTCCTAGCCCTAATTTCAAGCAAATCTGTTTAACCGCCCAAGGTGTGCCTTTGTATTTATGCAGTTCAACCGCGGTGCTGATGAGTGAGCGTTTAGCTTTGATGTTGTCGGCGAGTAAGTAACCGTCATAGCCAGTAACACTCCATTTTTCTGCTAATAGCTCAATATATTTATCGTCCATCAACTCGATAATGGAGGTCATAATTTGTGATTTATCTAGCGTGTCTAATCGACTTGCTAAATCTGCAAGAGCAGTAAATTTCACATCGTTGCGGATAACATCGGGGTAAGTGAGCTTAGCCATTTGCTTCTCCCACAATATTTAGCGTGATGTTTTCACAAACCGCCCATTCGTTATCAAATACCTCGGTTAAAACAGGCTCAACGATCTCCACGTTGTAAACGCCCGATACTTTCAACGTTGATGCAATGTTAAGTGGCACAATATCTACACCTAAGGTATAAGGATTCGTTGAGAGATACTCTTGGATCGCTTTTAATGCTCGTGCCTTGGTATCTACCGCATTTGCTGAGGTGTAAAGCTCCAAATTTGCCACAATGTTATAACTCACTTTTTTCGCTGGCGAGACAATCACGGTATCATTGATGGGGCGACGTTTGTCCGCACTTAAATAATCTCTTACCTTATTAAGCAAATGCGGTTGTGGTACGCCTCGCTTGGTTAAAATCGTTACTTCAACGCTACCGGCTTTTGGTCGTTGTACTGTTACATCATTGATAAATTGGCTTACGCTGCGAGCGTGGTAATTGTAGGCATCAAAAGTGCCGCACACCGTAAAGGCTTCAGGGGCAAGCAAAATGCGTTTGCGGTAATCATCATCGCTTTCTTCGTCCACACCACCATCAGTTACATCAATGTTTGAAACGGTGATCGTGCCAGCATAATCAATACGGCTTTCTAGCGTTTTCACTCGCCCTGCTTCCCAGCCATTGCCGATATTACCTGCGATACTTGCCACGCCAATCACATCAACATAGCTGGCAAATTTTGAGATCACGCTTTCGGTTTTGGTGACAAACGTAAGCGTATCAGTCGCTCGCACGACTGTGCCTTGTGGGATAACAATCTCATCGTGTTTTTGTTCTGCCACGCGAAAACGTAACGTGGTTTCAGCAAATTGTTCGGTTAAGCGGTAACAGCCCATCTGCTCGCCGCATAAATCCAATGCAAGCCCATCAGCAAATTGTGGGAACGTTTGAGCAAAGGCGTGGTTGATGCTTTTACGCATTAACTGTTCGCGGTAGGCATAAACTTGCAAAATAAAACGCTCAATATGTGCCGGTTGCAAGGTTTTACCTGTGCGTTGCTCATAGTCAGCGATAATGTCGGCTAAAATGGCTTTTACATCTTCAGCAACGATTTTAATTTCATCTTTAGTCATTAGGTCGTTACCTCGGTTTGATAGATTTCACGGTGTACTGCATCAGTTAGCTGCCAATACACTGTCATCGTAATGTGTGGGGCTTCGTTCAATATCTCGACACGCTCAACCTCAATCCGCTTTTCCCACTTTTGTAATGCTTGAGTGATTTCACGCACGAAATGTGGCGCAGCCTCATCGGCAGGATAATCAATGTATTTGATATGGTCGGAACCAAATTCGGGGCGTAACACATCTGAGCCTTTTAGCGTGCTTAAGATGTTGGCAATGCACTGATGTATATCATCAATGCCTTGCATTGCAGCTTGTTGGCTATCAAATGGCGAGAGTTGCCAATGGGTTGAATTGATTGCAGTTTGTGTAGTCATAGCCCCAATTATCGGGGCTAGAAGGGGATTGGGATTTTAAACTGATTTAAAGATTATTGCGGCGTGCCTGATTTCTTGTTACCGCTTTCCACGCCACCGTGAACGTGTGAGCCAAGAGAAATAGCGCCTTGTTTCACGCTAGGGGCTGAAACTTCTTCACCTGACGTGATTTTGCCTGTTGCGTGTAGTTTACCTTTTACGGTCGTATCCGCATTGATGGTGGCACTACTTGCTGTTACGATGACCTTGCCTGATGTATTTACAACCACATCGCCTGTTTTGCGATTGTGTGAAATTTCTGTGCCATTACTAAATTTATGTAACCACATTTCACTATCTGCAACAGGTGTTGGGTCTTGCTCGTTGTAGATTGCCCCTAGCACACAACCTCCTTCGCCCCGTGCATCGAGCAATAAGGCGACTAGCTCGCCCTTATCGGGCAAGCAATAAAATTGGTTGCCACCGGCATTTGGTGTGAGAACAGAAAGCCAAGCGGTTTCTAAATCTTCAAGAGCAGGGATTTTACAGCGGACTTTGTGGGTTTTTGGATCAACGGCAGATACAATCCCTTCTTGATACGTTGCCCCAAAGTTATGCGTTTGCATTTGTTGCCTCCATTGCCAGCGTGGTTAAGTCATCAGGGATAAATTCTAACATTCGTACCTCAATGGTTGTGAGGTAGCCTTGATTTCTCGCAATCGAATGGCGAGAGGATTTAATCAAATACTTACCACTAAATACACCTAAATTTTTAAGCAAAATTGTAGAGCCAGCCACCAGTTTAGGATTGCCAATTACCGTAACATCGCCAGCACTTTGGTCTTCATTTTGTGAAGCAAGTGCCGCTTCGCCTCGTGCATTCACTTGTTCTTGACTTTCACCGCGTGCAACGATTTTTAAGCTATCTTCACTTGAGGCTTTGGCTTGTTTCACTTTTTTGCGTAAAGCGGTCGCTTTTTTGGATTTTTTTACCACTTTTTTGCCATTGGTATCAAAACCGCTAATATCGACCTGTTTTGCCGTATCTTTAATGCGATCACGCAGGCGAATGTTTTTACATTGGCTTTCGTCTAACTCAGCAACGGGCTCACTTTCGCCCAGCTCACTTTTATCGGTAAACACCAACTGATTGCCCACAATTTTAAAGCTGTGATGGTATTCACGAGCAAGGCGGGCAAGAAATTCAACATCACGCTCTTGGTATTGGGTTACTCGTTGAATTGGGATATGCTTGATTTTACCCACCACTTTTAGCTTAAGCCGTTTTGCCACGATTGCCACAATTTGTGCCAGCGTAGTTTTTTCATAGGCTTTCGGCTGCAATGTGCGATTAGCTTTGCTAATGCCCGTGGATAAGGCTCGCAAGGTAATACTTGAGGGCTTGTATTCATATTCCACCTCATCAATTTCAAAACTGCCAATTTCAACAAGTTGTGAATTTTTATACCCGATTGCTGCTTTGAGCTTGTCGCCTTGGGTGGGGAACCATTGCCGAATCCATTTGCCGCTAATATCTTCAAACTGGACTGTAAGTTCGTCAGATTGCCCCTCAAGATAGTCGGTGTAGGTGAATTCAATTAAATGTGGTTCAATATCTGCCGTGATATTGGTTTTTTCATAAAACAGGCTAAAGTCCGGTGTTTGCACCATTGTCATTCAGCATCTCCTCTTAACCACGGTGGCATATCTTCATTGTTTGTTGGTTTAACATCGAGGACGGGGATATAAACGGTAATGCCCACAGGCAACACTTCACAAAAGCTGATTTGTGGGTTGGCATCAATAATCCGACCATATTCCAACGCATCGCCATAGTAGTAATACGCAAGGTTATCCCAACGTTCACCTTGTTTTACGATGTGGCTGAGGTATTTATCACTCATTGTCAGCCTCCTCATCGCTACGTAGTACAATCCAAGCGGTCATTTTTGCGCTTTGATTTGCCATAATGCCAACCGTGTCTGAAATATCAGAGAGCGTATTATCCGCAACAGTAACCCAGTTTTCCCAGCCCGTGTTATCGCCATTTTTAAGGTCATTTAAACCCTGTTTAATGGCTTGTAAACCGTGATAAACTTCACCAGCATCTCGGCTAAAATCACTTAATTCGGTTAGCACCGTTGAGGCGGTTTTAAATGCCTCCTGCATTCCGGTAATTTCGCCAAATGGGGCAATGGCTTCGCCTAAACTCGATAAGGCTGAGGGCAAATAAGCAAGTGCGAGTTGTGGATCTTTGGCAAGGGTTTTAACCTGTGTAACCACGTTTCGCACGTCATCTAAGGCACGTTTGCCTTTATTGTAAAGCTCAACACCTTTTTTGACGGTTTGCTTAACCTCAGAGAGCTTTTCAGTAAGCCCAGCAGGTAATAACGAGCCAAGCAACGAACTGCCACCAATGTTTAACGCCGCCCCTAAAATGCCTTCAGCCGTATTGCCAACAAATTCTTTAAGCGATAATGTCATCTCGCGGCAAAGGGGATTGCCGTAAGCATCGGTAAATAGGGTGTTGGAGGTAATATCGGTGATCACAAAATCCCCCTGATATTTCGATGCTCCCCAAATAAGTGCCAACGCTTCTTGCTTTGCTTTGGCACTTAATAGGGCTTGATAACGACTTTCCACACCGCCTGCTTTGTAATGTAACCGCACAGCAAAAGAGATTTCGCCAAGATTTTCCCCCATCGCTTGCAAGCGAGGTTTGCCTTTTAGCACTTTATGCTCGGCAAATTCTGCGGCGTGCGTTTCGCTAAACTCGGTTAAATCAATGGCTTCAAGGGCAATATTGCCCAACATAAAATACATACAAGTTCCCCTTAACTATAAGCACGGCGTTGGCGTTGGTCTAGAATACGGTTCATCATTTTTTCCAACTCATACAAACTCATCTGCATACCTTGCTGAATTTGCTCGGTTACGCCCTGCGATGCATTGCCGTTTACATTGATGGTCGGATTAAAATTCACCACAATACCGCCTTGGTTTTGGGTAGTTTCATTATGTGTAACGGCATTTCTATTTAACGGCTCGTAGTCGCTAAAAATAGACGGTTCTGAACTGCTTGCATTGGGGTTAAAATCAGGTGTTTTAAAGCCGGCATCATTGCCCCCAAACACGTTACCCAGCATATTGCCAAGGAAATTCGCCCCAAATTTTACTTCGTCCCACAAGGAACCGAACAAGCCTTTTTTATCGCTTAATAATGGTTTAGCGATAGTTTCAACGCTATTTAAAACCGGTTTAAATGCCGCCGCACTTTGCCATTTTTCACGATTTTGCATACGTTCAACATATTGCGCACGCTCATTTTTCATCGCCACAGGTGAAGTCGTTTTAGGCATATTGACTGTCGGTGCTTGCACTTTGGGTACTTTGGGGGCTTTTGGCATTTTAGATACCGTAGGTGTAACGGCTTTGGTGTTAGGTACTTTCGGTGCTTTAGGGGCTTTCATTACAGGCGTAGGCAATTCTTTCGGTGCAGCTTGTTTCATTTGCGTTGCCATATCTGACACAGCCAGTGCTGCCGTTGCCGCATTTTGTGCCACGCCGATGTTTAACCCTTCCACCACATTCACGCCATAACCTTTAAACACCCGAGAAGGCGAATGAATACCGAGTTTTTCCGCAAACCAGCTTTTAATCCCTTCGCCAAGGCTGGAAACCATCTCTTTTGCGCCTTCCCAAGCGTTTTTAATCCCATTGACTAAGCCATCAATGATGTTTTTACCAAATCCACTGAAAGTCGCCGGTAAATCAATGCCAAACCAAGAAAGCACCGTTGAAAAGGCTTGTTGGAATAAACCTAATGGCGAAAAACTCAAAATGATGGACGCTATATTGCCAATCCCAGAGTTAAAAAACGCCCCGATATTCGTCCATAGATTACTAAAATAGCCCGTTACGCTATCCCAAGCAGAACTTACCCAACCTAATGCACCACTCCAAATGCCTTGCACCCACGTGCAGAAACTTGAGAAATAGCCTGAAACGGTGTTCCAAAGGTTTGAAAACCACGGGGCAATGGATCCCCAATTTTGGTAAATCAATAACGCACCTGCAGCAATCACACCGATCGCTAAGCCAATAGGGTTCGACATAAAGGCAATTTTTAAAGCATTCCATACCATCGTGAATGACTGAACCATAAAGCTACCAGCCTGTAATGCACCTCGCATTGCAATAATACCAGCTGCAAAGCTACCCACGACTTTAATAGCTTCTTTATGTTCTTTAATAAATGGCACAAACCATTCCACTGCTGACTGAATATCTTTCGCTAATCCTTTAATATCTTCGGCAAATACGCTACCAACCTCGCCCACAGCTGTTTCCCAGGCACCGCCTAATGCCTCAAGTGCAGAGCCTAACGTGCTTGTTTTTTGGTTGATACGGTCTTGAAGGCTGGCTTGCTCCTTCATAGATTTCAGCATATCGTCATAGCCAGCTTTTCCTTTTTGAGCTAAGACTGAAGCTAAACGACCACCTTGCTCTTCAAATAATTGTTTAGTAACAATATTCAGCCCTTTTTCACCATATTTTTCTCGGACTTTATCTAACTTACTTAATTCAGCCATCATGGCATCAATGCCTTTGAAGTTTCCTTTTTTATCCCAAAAATCTAGATTAACACCGGAACCTTCTAGCATTTTTCTTGCATCTGCAGGTAATCCCTTTACAGCTTTTTTTAATTTTTCAGGACCGGTAGCCATTCTTCCCATTAATTCATTAAATCCTGTTCCGAATGTTGAACCTTCAATACCAACTTTTGAGGCTAATCCTTCCACTGCAAAGATTTTTTGTGAATTTTCTCGTCCTGTCAGTCCAAGTTGATTGGCTGATGGTGCGTAATACTTCATGGACTCATACATTTGATCTTTACTCAATCCACTAGCAAACATCGCACGTTGCATGTCATCTGCTGCTGCACCAAGCTCAGCATCTTTTAAACCATGGGCTTCCATTAATTTAGCAAGAAACTCACCACCACCTTCTTGATCCATTTCGAGCAAAACATTTAGCTCAGCAGCAGTTTTTAATGCACCACCGGTCAGTACATCATCTGAAATACCTTGTTTTTTCAGAGCCATGGCAAGTTTGTAAAAGTCTTTTTTCGTCCCGGGTAAATCTGTGCCTAATTGGTCGGCAATTTTGCCAATCTCATTAAATTTGCCAAAAGAACCATCGGCTTTCATCATTGAGATTTTAAGATTATTCGCTGCTTCTTCCTGCTCCATAAAGGTCTTCATCACACCGACACCAACGGCAGCTGATGCAACAGTTCCAACCACTTTACTTTTTAATTCATCTCGGTTCTCTTTTGCTTGGTCGTGGCGTACCATAGCGTTTTTCAATTTGCTTTGCTTAGAGATTGATTTCTCTAATTCCGCACTCCATTTACGCTGTTCACGACTTACGTTAGCAATAGACTGGGTAATTTTGTCGTATTCTCTTTTCATTAACGCAAGTCCAGTGCCACCTTTTGAGCTGGCTCGGCTCATTTCTGCATAAAGAGTGGCTTGCTTATTGCGAAGTGCGGAGAGTTCTGTTCCTAATTTAGAATGTGCAGACTGATTTTTGGCAACGGCTTGCCCAAGTTGGTCAAGTTTTTGGGTCGCTTTTGCAAAAGTATTATGAAAGCTCCCTTGCAACGTTGCACCAATGACCATTCCAATTGCTAAATTATTTGCCATTGTTTTAATCCTTAGCGTAAAATAGGTGGAAATAAAGGGGGATGTTATGCTGATGAAATTAAATGCTCGCTTAATAGCTTGGAAGGGTTTTGATGCCTATGTTGAGAGAACAGAACGCACCGCAAAACTTTTACTTGCGGTGACGTTAATTGGATGGAGCATTGCCTATTGGTGGGAAGCTATTCCATCAATCCATACCGTAGGCGAAGGCTTTGGTATGGCACTAATCTATGGTCTAATTCTTGCCATTGTCGGCTTGGTCGGTATTTATGTGGCTTGGGCTGTAGCCATTGTTTTTGCACTAATTTGTGAACCTTTCATTTGGCTTTACCGCAAAATCTGCCCATAACCAGCCTTAACCTGACGTTTCATTTGTTCCACCCATTTGGGTAACTCCACTAAGTCAAACTCTAAAATCTCGCTTGGGGTAAACTTAAACCACCAAGCGAGATCAGCAAAAACATCATCTAAATCACTTAATCTTTTGACTTTCCCTCTGTCGCCAATTCCGTGATCATTTTGTTCAGTTCTGCTAAGTCAGCATTGTCTAACTCATCAATATCTTCAGGCACAAGATTGGTTAAGCGGACTAAGAAAAATTCCGTAATTTTGTAACCGTCTTTCTCAAAATCGAAGTTTCTTGCTTCAAGGGCTTTTTGGTCTGCTCCTTTCATACGGCGAAGTTGCACTTCTGTGATTTCATTGCCATCAGGTTGCTTGACAGGGTATTGCAATTTATAGGTTTTAAATACACGGAAATTGTTAAGCATTTGGGTTGCTTGGTTCATAAAAAAACTCCTTTGTGGGTTGTTGTTTAACTTTCACAAAGGAGTTTATAAAAATGCGGTTTAAATGTGATTTAAACTGATTTAAAGATTTTATTGCCCGATATTGGTGCGGTATTTTTGCAATACATCTTGACCGTTTACACGGTAGATATTGGCAAGCACATCAATAAATAACAGCTCTTTGCCGGCAACGGTTTGCTTAATGGAGAACACATTTAAGGTGTCGCCAAATTCTGCATTCTCTTTGTTTTTATGTCCTGTACCACCAATTTTAGCGGCAGACACGTTCATTACTGTTACCATTGGCTCTTCAGCCGCTAAGCCTGCGGCGTTAAATACTTGCAGATTGGAGCGGATCATCAATTGGGTATTTTTGTACGGATTAAGCAACACCGCACGCACATCAGGATAAAAACTATCCCACGTAATTTCCGCTTCAATGGCGTTTGTCCCTGCAGGGAGTTTAATCACACCGTGTAAACCTAAGCCTTTATGCTCAATGGTTTCAAACTCAATATCAGGAATTTTGACTTCATTAGCACGCCCCATTTGGCTGTTGCCGTTGATGTAAACATTACCGTTTACGATTTGGTTAATTGCAATACTCATTTTTTGTCCTTTTGTGAGACGGGCACACGCCGTGTGCCCCTACGTTATTTTGCTGACACTAAGTTCGCCAAGTATTTACGGGTCATTACTGATTTATTGCTGATACGTTCGCCCGGAATTTTCGGGGTGTAGTCATAAATCAATGGAATTTGACCTTGACTAAAGGCATCAACTAAGTCGTATTCATAATCCAAGCCCACGGAATATCCCACAAGGGATTTCTGACTACGTAAGAAGGTGTCGATAGTATCCACAAAACTATCTGCCAACGCTTCATCAATAGGGTTGTCAATATATTGTAATTCCGCTTGGCGAATACTTTCATCAATAATATCCCCCGTACGACTTGCCACCTCAAAACAGCTAATATGAGTGACTGTTGGGAAGTTAGATGAGCGGTTGCCCCAAAGTCTAAAGCCTGTGCCAAAGCTATTAAAAATCGTGGTAATGCCCACCGCATTTAAGCGGTTGGTTTCCGATTGCTTATCGTCCACACGAGCGGTCAGTGGAATTTCCATACCAATAACGCCAGAAAGCTCACGGTTTGAAGTCGAGAACCAATAACCGTGATCCACGTCCACTTTCATACGTAAACCGGCGGCGTGGGTCGCAAGGCTTTCAAGGCTATTGCTTGAACCAATGGCATAAGGGAAGAAATGGCGCACGTTTTCATTCGATGCGGAAGCGTTAATTGTTCCCATTGGACCACGCCCAGCAATGGCTTTTGACAAGCTCGTGCCTTTTGGCAACTGAATGTACGCTTTAGCGTGCATTTGGTCGGCAAGGGTGGCAAGGGCTGCCGCACAGCTGGCGGTTTTGTCATATTCAGGACAGATTAAAATTTTGGCGTCTGCACCAAAAAGGTTAAAGCCATCACGCAATAACTCAAAGCCTTTGCGTTTGCCGGTTAAGCTATCCACACCGCCTTTAATGTCATCTTCCGTTACTTTGGTTGGGTCGGCATAAACATAGCTGGCTTGGATGCTTTCTTGATAACGTGCTAACGTAATTTCGCCTGTCTGTAAATTAACGGTGTAATCCGTACCTTCGTTTAAACTGCCTGTATCAGCAGTGAGAGAGAGCGATAACAAACCTTGCTTAGCTGTTTGTGCCATTAAAGTGTTGGCATCTAAGGTTAAAGGTTCATTATCCACGTTAGTGCGGTGTTTAGCGGTATCTAATACATTGACCACATACACCTGACCGCTGGCATAGCGAGCCAAAATATCAAAGGCATCGGGCAGGGTAAAACCTTGCCCTAAAATCGTGCCAAATTTGGCAAAGTCTTTTTTGGTTAAACAGACGGTCAATTCGTTTACCGCACCCATTGGCGCAGTGCCGACAATACCAATAATCGCACCATCTACGGTGCTAACTGCTACAGAACCGCCGTTTACACGGGTGGTTTCTGAGCCGTGATGAAAAGCCATAATGTCTCTCCTATGGTTTCAGTTTTAAATCGGGGCGTACAGGTTGGTCTGCACGGCGTAAATGTGCGGTGGTAAATTTCGGTAAATTTGCTACCGCTTGTTGTTCAATTTGTTGGGTTTCGCATTGCACTATCAGCTGATATTGCCAAATGCCGGTTTCTTCGTCCGAGCCGTTAAAAAACTCGTCCACCAACCAACAGGGGTTACAGTTTGTCGGGCGGAAACCCACCACCAATAAACGCAATCGGTCGAGCAAATCCAACGCCCCTACATCATCGTGTAAATCTCGGGTTAAAACCGTCAGCGCAATTTGCACGTGGCGAGTTTGGGTTACCGCTTGGGTCGCTCGGGGTTTCTCAAACTTGCTTGCCAAATAACTAATCAATACCGCACCGTTGATATGCGAGAGATGATAGGTATCAGGCTGATTGGGGAAGAGTTCCACATCCCAATCGGGCAAGGCTTGCGCAAGATGTTTTTTGAGATCATCTAAAATGGGTTGGGTTGCGCTCATTTTATTTTCCTTTGGACGCCAAGAGTGTGGCGTCCCTACCGGTTAATAACCAAAGGTGTTGAGTTTGGTATTGGCACGCACTGAGTATTCGCTACTGTCGGGCAGTAAATCATCGCCGGTTTCCACCGCACTTTCAGCGGTTTCAGCAGGGGTAATCAGCGTTGCCAAACCTAAATGCAGTTTGCCGGTTTGGATTTTTTCCAATTCGCCCACCGCCCATTTGAAGTTCTCTTTCACTGTATCGGGCATTTTGGTTTCCGGTCGGCGACCGTAGAGCCAATAGCGAGCCAAACATTCCGCGTATAAAAAGAGCGATGTCGGGACTTCAGCCAGCGGTAAGCGGTAACGAGAACGCAATGCGGCATCGATACGCTCATCAGCAAAGCGAATTGCCATTGCCACCACCTCATTATTCGGCTCGGTTGCACGTGGCTCATCGTTGGAAAGTTCCACTAAAATCTTTTTGCTAAAGCCCAAAGAAAGGGCTTCTTCTGTGATATACATCGCTACACCTCAAGCGGTTTATTTTTCTTTCTCTTTTGCAGGTTTTTCGGCTTTCTCTGCTTTCTCCGCTTTAGCTTCTGCTTCTTTTTGGGCAGCTTCTGCAGCTAAACGCTCTTGTTCTGCTTTTTCTTCCGCAGCTTTACGTTCAGCGGCTTTCTTTTCAATTTCGCTTTGGTCAAGCTCAATATAGAGTGATAAGTTTTCTGCTTCACTCTCTGTCAATTCAATCTTGCTACCTTTTTCATAGCGTTTGCCATTGTGCAAGATAGCCATTGATGCAATCACGGTATAAAGTACTTTTTTATCCATTTTGATTTTCCTTATATGAAAAAGAATTTCAGTTTTTATGTCGACGAAATGGGTTTCGTCGACATCATGTGTTTTACACTGCTGATTTGATTAAGTAACCAGCCGATGCACCAACTAAGTGTGGACGGTAAATATCAGTGGTGCGGACGTATTCAATTTTGTTGCCTTCGGCAGGGTATGTATCTACAAACAAGCCACCTTTACGACGTACGGTGTAACCAAATGACGGTTTGTAAATGCTATGTTTTGGAGCATCGCCCGGGGCTTTCTCAGCTACATACGCCAACACAATTGCACCTGACCAAATGTCTTTTAATGTACCGTTGTCTTCGTACACCGCTTCGCCGATTTTCACTTCTTTCACATCAATGAGTTCAGCGAAAAGTTGAGGAGTAACAACTGCTTTTTGGCTGTATTTAATTTTTTCAATCACTTTTGGATGGGCTTTTAATACTGCCCAAACATCGCCCGAAATCACACACACATTTACCGCATGACCAATAGAGCGTTTAACCGCTGTTTTACCAGCCTCAATTACCGCAAATGGATCTGAATTGGTGTAATCGTTAAATTTCGATGTGCCACTTAATACCACTTTATTGGTTGCGTCATAGCTCGCTTCATTTAATGCTAAGTCCGCAATTTCTTTTTCACGACCCAATGCAATCACATCTTGCGTAGTGGTTGTGGCATGTTGTTTAAGTGGGAACGCTGCTTCTGCGTCTTCACGATAGTCGATAGGGTAAGCAATATCGTGTTCTTCTAATGCCACGTCGATAGATGAAATATCTTCAGGCGTGATTACATTCGAGCCTGCACGAATTGCACGTGCCGTAGTTTGTAAGCGGAAGGCTAGACGACCAAATTTCGGCACTTTTGCCGCTTCTTTATCAATTTCCGCAATCGGCATTAGGCTTAAGCCGACGAGTTCGTTATTGTCATAACCTTGAGCAAGTTCCGTTAATACGGGGTCTTGAACACGTAACTTACCGAGAATAGTTTGTGCTGTTGTCATAGTGGTTCCTTGTTAGTTAAAAATAGCGTTAAATGCAGCAACATAATTCACACCGTGCTTTTTCATATAAGCACGCACTTGTTTATCGGCTTCAATGGATTGTGGATCTGTCCCTTCGGCATATTGCACCACGTCATTTTCCTGCGGGTTGGCTTTGTCCGCCGTTGCCACTTCCGAAAACTCAATAATTTTCGGGCTGGCACTTAATGCAGATTTAAAGACCGATAACACATCTTCGCCTTCGTTGAACTCAGGCTCACGACCGGCTTTCATATCAGAAATAGCGTCAAGGGCTTGCACCATTTGTGCTTTTACCACTGGGGCGAGCTTGCCTTCTTTCACTAAGCCTTCACAAAACTCCGCATTACCGGCTTTTTCTGCCTGCAAATCCGCTTCTGCTTTTTCGGCTTCCGCTTGGGCTTTTTCGGCTTTTAGTTTCTCGTTCTCCGCCTTTAAGGCTTCGATTTCTTCAGGTGTCATTCCAGTTTCTCCTTCGGGTTTCTGGGGTTCATTAAAAATCGGGTCGGGAATGGATTGTTCGGCTTGCACCTGCTTTTTAATTTGGTCACGCATTGCATCTTCTTTCAGCCATTCCACTTCATAATGCGGCAAGGCTTTGTTCGCTTCTTCGATACCAAACTTGCCAATAATCCATTCACGCATTCGGGCAAACAGGCTGGCTTGTCCCCAGTCGGAAAATTCCACAAAGAGATCGTCTTCTGCAAATTCCACCTGTTTTAAGCCTTTCACGGCTGGGGGCATTGCCCCCAGAAATCCCACGTGGCGTAGTGACAGTACGCCTTTGTGTGGATTATTCGGACTATCAGGGAGATAAAAGGCGGCAGAGACTTTCTTAAATTTGCCGTCTTTAACCATTTCCGCAAATTCGGCATCCACCTCGTCCACGTCCGCTTTCAGCACATCGCCATCAAGACTTAAGCCTTTTACCCAACCCCAAGCCGGGTTGTTGGATTTCGGGTGTCCGATAACGAGCGGTGCTTCGTGATATTCAGGATTGTAGGCGGCAACGGTTTTTTCTAAGTCCGCAACAGTAATGTCCTTTAACACACCGTTGGCGTCATAACGTTTGCCGGCTTTAAAAATTTCGATTTGGGTCATATTGCCTCCGTTATGGGGCAATGATAAAAAATCGGTAAACGGTTGGCGTTTAAACTGATTTAAAGAATTTTTGGGGAAAAGTGCGGTAGAAATTCAAAGAGAATGTAAAAGGGGCGTTTTAGCGTGTTTATGGGTGTTTATAAACACGCAAAATCATAGGGGAGCAATAATTTATCGAATTCAAAATAAAACCGCACAGGGGCGATTTCAGGGCTTATTTTTGATTTTGGGGGATTACCTCCCCATTCGACTGATAATTTGGCTTAAATGCCACTCGGCTTTGCGTAAAAGTAACTGTTCGTCTTTCTCGCCTGCACCGAGCCACGGACGAGCCGGAATAGTCACTTTTTTACCACGTCCGGCTTTGCCACCGAATTGATGTAGCCGTGCATAAATTTCCTGCGAACCAAACTCAACGCCATCATTACTGACATTGTAAGCCGTTTTATCCGCAAGGTATCCGTCTTGACGCAAAATCTTGGTCGATTTGCCACGTTTACGTTTGAGTGCAAGCGTGCGGTCTGCAAGCGGTTTCCACTTCCTACCTTCGGGGTCGGTTTCTGCCTTAAAGCGGTCGGAGTGAATTTTCTTTAAAGTCTCGCCCAAAATGCCATACATACGGCGTGGGTGTTGTAATTGGTTTGCAATTTGTTGCAAAGATTTGACCGCTTGCGTGTCGTTGAGAGTGATCTTAATCATTAAAAGCCAGCTAATTTATTCTTAAGTGCATAACCCTCTAATTGCCACAGCTTATCGAAAGCATTTTTATAGGCAACATTTTCGCCAATAGTCTTATCGTAATTGGCTGGCGATACACAAGCTGATTCGCCTGTTACCGTAAAACCATTGCGTAATGTCAGCACACATACCGTTAATGTTTCACTTAGGCGATGAAATTCCTTCTTCGTAATAATTGACACTAAGTGATCTTGAGTAATACGAGGGGCTTGTTGTTCTGTCATTTTTTGACTCCTTATTGTTGATTAAAAAATAATTTGGGCGTATAGTGGGAAAAAACGGTGGGGGTTTCCTACTGGAAAGGTTGGCGGCAATGTTTCATCCGTCATTATCCTGTTCGAATCAGGCGAACCACCGTTAATCTAAATCACCCCATAATAATTCGTAGCTTTTCTTAAAATCATTCCATTCCACTTGGCTTTTAATTGTGCTTGCTGTTCTAACCAAATTGACCTTATGTGTTAGTTTTTTCTTACTTAGCTCATCTTTCAATTTAACTTCATAGTCCAGCTTGATAGCTAACTTTCCCTGTTCTGTTTCATACACAAAAAGCAAGGTTGGTTGCTTTTGTTGTGTTTCCAATAAAATTGCCGTTGGGTTTCGCAATTTTTCTGGCAATGCTTCCCAAAACTCAACAGGCAAATTGATACCTTTGCCTTGCTTGGTATCACGTAAGGCGTGCAATACATCATCATCTCGTACCGCAATCACAGCAGACTGAGGGGCTTTATCAAGTGCGGTCAATTTTTCAATCACTTTTGTAGGAAGTACACCCACGTTTTTAAATTGTCCACGAGCCATTTTCTCTGTGGTAACAGTATCGACCATTGCTTTCATTGCCTGATTTAACATTGACACGGCAAAAGGCTTTTTTAATACATCATCAATCAATAATGAGGCAAGACGTGGCTCAGCGTGGATCATTTTATTAAACAATAGCTGGTCGATACTTTCATTTCGACCGGCTTTGATTTTGTCAAAATTATGGGGTGTAAAGCCCACATCTACGCCTTTTGGCACGGTCACCACTCTTGGGTTACCTGACCGCACGCCCACGGTTTTTTGCTCGAATTCGATTTCAGGTGTCGGGCTGAGTTTTTTGCCGTAATGCTGTAAGTCAAAATCGTCTAAGGCTTGCACTGTACAATGGCAGCCGTAGGCTTTAATAGGGTAATGGTACTTCCAAAAGGGATTATCATAACGCAACACTAAGCCGTCCCACGCTACGTGCTGTGGGCGTGGGTGAGCGTTGTCGTTGTGTTGATATTCCCAATAAGGCATATCTTCGGCAAGCTCTAAATGTTGCTGCAAACGCCCACGGTTATATGAGCCATAAACGTTGGTGTCGTAAATAATCCGTGTTCGCCAGTTGCGACCGCCGTGATATTCCCAACCTGTTTTTTCTACGATTTCATCAAAGCGTTTACGGAAACCTTCCAACGTCTCGCCGTTAAGAATTGCCTCATCCACCGCTTGACGAAATTCAGTTAAAACTTCATTGCGGTTTGCCCCGGCAACCACGAAAAAATAGTCGTGTTCTTCGCCTAAAATATCCAAATAGCTGTTGGTTTTAAGATTGAGTTTTTTCTCAAAGTATTTGGCTTGTTCTTCAAAGGTAAATTTACTCATTGCCTTTTCCTAAGGGCAAATGTGATTTGCCCCTACGTTGTTCTTCAATAACAGATTGTCTGCCAGCCAATTCCGCAACCGTTGAACCTAATGCCAATAGTTCGCCATATTCGGCAAAACTTAATTCGGGGATAAGGCTGTCCAGCTGATTGCGGAAATCTTCTAGGCTTTCGGCTTGCCCGAGTTGATCTTTAATACCTTGCAACCAAGTGTCCACGTGGCTTTCGCCTTCGATTTCAAGCTGTTCGATAATACCGTCTGCAATGGGGTGTAAGCCTTGTTGGGTCGGCTCGGCGAATTCCGTAGATTTTGCAAAATCCTTGCGGTTTTCGACCGCTTGTTCCAGCGTAATATCGCCCTCTTCAAACCCATATTCACGTTCAAAGTAGGCTTTGCTAAAACGCACGCCCATTGCGTGTAATTTGCTATCACGTTCTACCTGAGCGGTATCAATACTTTCTTGTTCGTAAAATTCAAACTGCGGCAATTGTTCCACAGTGAAATTGTATTTCACAATCCATTGCAACAACTGATTGAAGGTCGCCTCAATCATCGCTTGGTCATCAGCACGGATACTGTCTAACACCTCAAGCCCTGCGGTGGCACTGGCACGGTTGCTTTCTTGTTCGGTGGTTTGGTTTTGACCTAACAAGGCAATGTTAATTTCCGCCTTACAGAAATTTAAAAACTTCTCGTAAGCGTCCGTGCTTGCTGCTTTACCTGCCGCTTCGTGAATTTCCACCGAGCTATCATCAGGGATAACCGCAATGGCTGTGCCAATCATCGCTTCAAGGCTATCGGCTAAACGGTCTTTATCTTTGGTTTGTGCCGTGCGTGGGTGTTTGCCGATAAGCCACGGCGAACCGTATTTTTCGGTGAATTCCAACCAAAACTTAAAACCGCCTTTCTTAAAGGTTGCCGCCCAAAAGCAGAGCGATAAATCGCCTAAGCCGTATGGGTTGTCTTGGGTCGCTTCTTGGGTTGTCAGCAAAAACTTATCTTCAGGCAATAATTCACCGTTTATCCAGTTTTCTTTGGTGCGGAAACGGAGCTGATTTTCCTCATCGAAGACGAACCATTCAGGCTTTTTACCGATAATTTCCAGCGGCACAAATAAGCCATCTCGCTCGCCCCACATCACTTCCGACACTTGATAGCCATACAAACTGGCGTTTAGCATTTCTGTGATGATTTGATTGAGTGGCAAGCGGTCAAAAATTTGCAAAATTTGCTCATCGACCTTTTCATTATTGGTGGTTGTGATACGCCACTCTAAGCCCTTGATTGCTGCTTTACGGCGTCGAACACCGGCACGAACTTGACCATCTGAAAGCACTTCACGGTAAACAGCAATATCCTTGCCCATTTTTTTCAAAATCGGGTCAGGGTTCGGCAAGTAATAGCCCAACGCCCAATAATCAATACTTCTCGCACGGGTGGCGATTTCGTTTACAAGGTTTTTATTTTTCATAATCCACCAAACAGGCTAATAGTAAGAAAATCCACCAACACGATTTGTCATTTAAAAGTAATACGCAAGCTGAAACGACAAGACTTGTTGCAAATAGCATTATTCATATCCTTCTGTTAATTGTTTGCTCCGCCGTGGTCGGCGTGCTACAGGTTCTACCGGCATTTGTACCAACTGGCGACTTGCATAATGAGCAAGTAGCAATGAAATTGCCGTATCGCCGTGGCGTTTAGTTTTACCATCTGTACTTTTCGTTCGTTTGTCAGGTATGCGTGGCACGCCTTTTACAACTTGGAACGAGCGTAAATCGGCAAGAATATCGGCATCTTTTGGAATGCCGTCTAACTCGCCATCTTCTAATGCAGCTTTAAATGGCGCAGTATGTTCCCGATACCATTTTTCAGAGAGCTGTACGCAATCAATCAGCGAACTGTACTCATCACGCGCCGATTCTGCTAAATATCCGCCATTACCACGAGCATCAAAGGCAGCCCCTGCAAAACGTGGTAAATGTTTGAGAATAAACAGTACAATTTGCTCTTGTTGCTTGTAGGGCATATTGCCCAGCTCCACAATAAAACGAACGCTTTTGGTTAGATTTTGTTGCTGAGCCAATACCACAAAAGAAGTCATATCGCCGCTACGTGCAAAGTCTTCGCCTAAAAAATGCAGTTGTGAATCGTCTAGGGCAGATAAAATTGGCGAAAGCATTTGTACACACCAATCTTGTATTTCCGCATAACGTGTTGGCTCTGGCACAAGGCTAAAGCCATCTTTTGCGGTAAAACGGATAACAGGTGTTTCGGCGTTCATCTGACGCTCAATTAAGGCACGAGATAACCATAAACCTGAGCCATTTTTCGGCACGCAGAAATACTCTTCAAGGGCATCTTCTTCGCTTGCGGTATCATTGAGTAAATTATCAATCCACTCTTTTTCCTTTTCAGGCGACCACGTTTGCTTGGTTACTTGGCAAATACGCTGATACAGTCCATCACGACACGCATCTTCAATAGTAATCGTATGTACAGAGTAACGTTTACGACCTGCACGGCTATCAATAATTAACTCATTAAATAAATTATCCGCACCATTATGAGTTGAAATAACTCGTACTTTTGCCCCCCACATAGTAAGAGCAAGTGCAGCTTTCAGAACTTCCGCAAGATATTCGTGGAACGCAGCTTCATCAATAACCACCACACCTTGCATACCACGCAAGTTCTTCGGATTTGACGAGAGTGCTTTTACTTTAAAACCCGATGAAAAATAAATGACATAGGTTAGAATGTCCTTGTCTTCATCTTCAAAAACTTCTTCTTGAATCTCACTTGCTGCGTAGTTAAAGGCTTTTGCCCACATTGCGACGGCATCAATGTATTCACGAGCCATTTCTTTATTACTCCCGATGTAAAAAACATCGGAACCACCATCAGACTTTCGGGTACTCGCAATCAAGGCATTATCAGCCGCTTCCGCCCATGTCAAACCACAACGACGAGTTTTTTCGGCAATTTTTAACTGGCTGTCATCAGCGATCCAACGCTTTTGATAATTTAAAAGCAATTCATTTGGATTAAACTCATGAATACAATCCAAGAAGTCTTGGCATTCTTGTGATAATTCATTTAAAGGGCGGTCATTCATTAATGCCATTATGCAATCCCTAAAATCTGCTCTTTAATCATTTTGACGGTGTCAGCAGATAACCCTGCTTGTACCACTATCTTTTCTGTTTCTGCGGCTGCAATTTCAGCACGTCGTTTAACGTCTGCTTGGTAAGTTTTCAGTTTTGTACTGGCTTGGATAAGTGATGCCACATTCTTACCTGCAAAACTTAAGGCTTGGAATTTTTCCATCGGAGACATACTTTCATCATTCGCATCTTCAATATCCACTAAGGCTTCAAAGAGTGATGACTGCAATAAGCCCATTAAGGCTTCACTGCGTTTGTCTTCTTTATCTTCCGCCCCTTCGGCGATAATACGAGCCGCTTCGGTACTGTCTTTGATTGCCTTAAAGCGGCGTTCAATCTTCTGCCCATAACGATGTATTGCTGATTTACTGATTTGATAGCCCTTTTCCTTGAGCAGGTTTTCAAGCTCCACATAGCCGGAAAAGCCGTTCTCGGTTAAGGCACGCTCAAGCCAACGGCGGACATCTTCGGGCAGTTTTTCAATACTGGAACGTGGTGCCATCGTGTTACTCCCAATACTTTTCAGGTCGTGCGATGCCGGCTTGGCAGTCGATGGTGTATTCCACAATGTCCACGCCTAAGCGGTTGATGTCGGCATACCATACGCCGTGCGGTTGTTTGTCGATGTCAATCAACTTACGGTCAGCGAGGTATTCCAACTGCTGACGAATTTCAAGGGGCGTCACATTGGGGTAAATACTTGCCATTACATCACGCAAAAACTGCTCGTGAGTGGTGTAAGGGCGAGCCTTGTGTAAGGCATTCAACAAGTTCCAACGCATACCTTCACGGCGAATTTTATCCATCATTTTGCACTCTCAATTTTGTATAAATCAGATAGGGTTTTATGTACGGCATCCATTTTGGCTTCTAGCACCGTTTGCCCACGGATGTAATCATCACGCAATACATAAACCAATGGCATAGAGCTGTTCATTTTGTTGATTTGTCGCTCTAAATCTTCCACTTTTTCATTCACTCGCAGTTGGTTTTGATGCCGTTCTGCAAGGGAATTTTGAAACTGTGCCACTAAGATTTTGGCAAAACCAAAACAGCAACCTAAAAACGACAACAACAGCCCGACTAAATGCCAAAAATCTACATTGATAGTCACGTTGCTTTTCTCCATCTCACTGTATGGTTAGGGATTTTCTTGCCTTGTGTGATTGCCACTTTCAGTAAATGGCGACGTTCGGCAAGCTCAGGATGATTTTTAGCAAAACGCCAGCCTTGCCAGCGTTTACGTAATTTTTTTAAGAATTTCACCGCTTGCTACCCCTTACGGCGAAATAGCCGTTTGAGCAGTTTCACAAGATTGATAAAGGCTTGTAGCTTATCCATTGATCATCTCCTTCGCTTTGTTTGCAATCGTGGCTTGATAGCTGGTTACCACACCTTTTGCGGTAGTTGCCCCGAAAAGATAAATCAACACGTTATTAAGTAAGCTCTCGGCATAAGATTGCCCTGTTACCACGGCATAAATCATTAAACCGAAGACGCACAGCGTGCCGATAAGTTGCACCGTAGAAGTGGTGGAAAGGGTGCCGTTGGTAGATAAAAGTTCTTTTAACATTGTTTTACTCCTATGCTTGTTTTTTACCGTGTTTTTTGAAACGGTCTCTTTTTAATCTTGGCTTAGGTGGTTTTATCGTTCTCATCTTTACCCCTTAAACAAATGTTCTGCATTGACGACCTGTTCGCTATCCAGCCAGCTCCAAACATCAAAGCACGGGCAATCTTTTAACCATTCATTTTTGGTAATCTTGCCGTCCCCATTGAGATCGGGGCTTAAATCACGATGTCCACAAATGCGAGCGTTGGGGTGTTTTGCTTCTAATTGACGCAATAATTTATGCAGTGCCTGCCATTGCTTTTCGGTATATTCGCCGTGATTTTTACCGCTTGCAGTGATACCACCGACCAAACAAATACCAATGGAGTTACGATTATGCCCTTGTACGTGAGCACCGATTTCACCAACTTGACGACCGGTTTCCACCGTGCCATCGGTATCAATTACGAAGTGATAACCAATGTGAGCAAGATGAGAATTAAAGGATTTCACCGCTGATAATTGGCGTTTAAAGCCACGCTGTTTATGCCAACTGTCAATGGTTTGTGCGGCAGTTTTGCCGTTTTGTTTAAGGGATTTGCCGTTGCGTGTTGCGGAGCAATGCACAACGATTTTGTGGATGGGTAATGACATAAAAAAACTCCGGTTATAAAGGATTACTTGATAACTGGAGTTTAGTAAATGGTGGTTTAATTCGATTTTAAACTAGATTAAGCATTTATTTCTTTTTCTTCTTACCACCACAGATACTTTCACAAGGTATGCCGTCATTGTCTCGGTCTAGGCTTTTGACACCACATTGAGTTAAGTGAAAACGGGCTTCTTCACAGCTGTCCATTTGGCTACAGGTGCGTTTGCTACAAGTGAAGGTTTGAGCAAAGGCAAAGGTGGCAATGCCTGCCACCAATAATGTAATAAGGAGCTTTTTCATAGATTGCTCCCTATTCAGCAAACCCTGCAGATGACATTACACCAGTATAAGAACTCACGCTGACAGAGTATTTTTTACCGTTGAAAATGAATTCTTGTTTTTGATCTTTGTTGGTTTTACCGTAATCATTCATTGTGCTAGATAGCATTTCCATAAATTTTTTACCTACGGTTTTAAGTTGATTTTTTCCTTCAAAGGCAGAAAGGACGGCTGCATTTGAAAACAGCATAACCATATTTTCATCTCCACCTTCTGATTTTGGTGTCACAATTGTGAGTATGCTCATCACTTTTTGTGTTTTTTTGTCAATGGTCATTACAACGCCAAAATTTTCTGAGAATTGGTAGCTCGCCGTATCATTTACCGCCCCTTTTTCTACTTTTATGTTCTTCGCCATTTTATAAGGCGAACCCATTTCTACTAAAGCTGCGTTAATGCGTTGTGCTAATTGGTTGGCGTTAAGATCTAAGGTTTGATTAACTTTTTCAGGCTCAGCAGGTTGTTTTTCTGCTTTAGGTTCTTCTTTTGTTGCTACTTCAGGGGCTTTTTCTTCTGTTGCTGGAGCTAGTTTTATTTCTTCTTTCGGTGGTGTAGCAACAGGTTCTTTTGGTTGTTCTACTTTGGTGGTTTCTTCCGGTTGTGCTAGAGGTATTTGAGCTTCCTCTACCACTGGAGCAGGTTTTGCTTCTTCTTTTACTGGTGTAGTGACAGGTTCTTTTGGCTGTTCTACTTTACTGGTTTCTTCTGGTTGTGCTGGGGCTGGGGAAATGATTAGTACACTAATGACTAATCCTAACGCACCAATTGCAAACCCAGCTAAATGGCGAACAACAGCACCATAACCTTTGTTCTTATAAAATCTTGCAGTAACAATCCATAAGACAATCAATAAAATAAATGGAATAACATTAATCATTTTCAAATTTCCTTTTGTTGTGTTAATAAAATCATCTATGCCGCTTGACGAGCCGTAAGTGCCGCCGTCGCCGCCAAAGCACTTGCGGCTTCTTCGATGGCGGCTTTACCCTGCTCGTTGCTTTCTCGGTAGTCTTCGAGTAGGGTTTGTTCTTTTTGGGTGAGCGTGCTTTCAGGTGTGCCACCGATAAACATCTCGCCCTGTCCTGTTAAGAGCCAGTTTATGTTTACATACAATTGTAGGTAAATTGTCGTAAGCACTTCCATTCCAGGTTCTCTTGTCCCATTCAAATAGCTCTGACAGGTGCTATATGGTATCCCTGTAAGGTCTGAAAATGCTCTGATTTTTAGATTTTTTGCTTTTAATACTGCCTTTAATCTCTCTGAAAAGCTCATTTTTTGTTCTCTTAAAATAAAAATAAATACAATTGTGTAAATTTATTCTTGCTTAATAACTACAATTGTAGTAATTTTACCACATCAACAACAAACGAACCATAAAACAACAGAAAACAGGAGGCGTTTATGTTTAGTCGGTTATTGATTTATTTTTTGAAAAAACCTGAAGTGGCGAAGGTTATTCGGGAGATTGTCCACCCGCCACGATCAGCCGAAGAGCTTCAAGCTGAAGCAGAGCGGCTATTTCAGGAGCATCAAGCACTACTGAAGAAGCTTGGGTGTTCTTAATATGATTAGCCAACATATTCGCCAAGAGTGCACGTTTGTCTTGTTCAAGCAGGCTGGGTAAATACCCCATTATCCATTGATGAGCACGCACTTGAGCTTTTAACTCGGCAATTTCATTTTTAAGTTCGGCAAGTTGGTTTTCCATATGTATTCCTGAATAAAAACAATTTGCCATATTTTACCACAACCACACAAGGAGAAGAAATGAACAATAAAGATTTTCAACCCTTGCCTTATCCGCAAACGCCTGAAACGGCACGGGCTTATTTCAATTTGCACGGCATTAACCGTAGCGAATGGGCAAGACATTTTGGGATAGACCAGCAGGCGATTTCCGACCATTTGCGAGGGCGACTGAAAGGCTCTTGGGGGAAATCGCACGAGGTGGCGGTGTTGTTAGGGTTAAAGCCTAACCCTGAACAGAAAGCGGCGGCTTAATTCACGCATTTGCTCTTTAACAATTTGGTAGATCCTAAAGCGATGTTTTTTGTAAAACCATAGCGGAATAGCACCGCTTGTAAAACGAATAGGAGAAAGAGAATGAAACAAATTTTAGTGAAATTCGCCACGGCGTTTTTAAACCGCCAAGGCTATATCGTTAAACCCAAAGCAGAATATCAATTAGTGCCTGATTTTATTTTACGTATGCAGGCAAAACAGATTAAACCGCTTGAACCTTATGATTGGGCGGAGGAACAGGAGCAATGATGAAAAAGGAAAAACCGAATACCACGCAACGTGCGTTGCGGATTTTAAAAGCCTTAAAAGGCAGAAGCCTGACAGGGCTCACGAACAAGGAAATGTGCGAAGCCATTGGCGAAACGCCGGTAAACATTACCCGAGCCATTGCTTTTTTAGAAGCGGAAGGCTTTGTGCAACGGTTGGACACGGGAGCCTACGGCTTAAGTTATCAAATTTTACAGATTGCCGTTGCACACGAAAATGAGATGCAAAAGGCATCGGAACGGTTGGCACAGGTACGTTCCCGAGTGCAAGCAGGTGCATTTTAGGCAAATTTTACAATAGGAGTACAGAATAATGAGTGAATTAACCTTAAGCCAAGAACAGAATGCAGTGGCATTATCCGCAAAGGCGATGACGCAGGATAAAGCTCAAGCCTATGAATTGGTGGGAATGATTAAGGCATTCGACTTTACCAGAAAACTGGTAACGGTTACCACTTTAAAATCATTACAGGAAATTAAAGAAAGTAAGCGTTACAAAGACTTAGAGCTAACCGACCAAGATGGAAAAATGGTAACGGTTACCACTTTTAGAGATTTTTGCACAACACTTGGTTTTAGCGGAGAAAAGATTGACCAAGACCTTTTAAACCTTAACACCTTCGGCGAAGAGTTTTTTGAAACCAGCCAACGCCTTGGCTTAGGCTACCGTGAAATGCGTAAACTTCGCCAGTTACCCGAAGAAGCAAGGGCGGAAATTATTGATGCGGATTATTCTGAAGCCACGGATAAGGAGGAGTTGTTAGAAAAAATCGAAGACTTAACCGCTAAACACGCTAAAGAAAAAGAAACCTTGCAAGCTCAGTTAAAACGTAAATCGGAGGATTATGAGGCACAAGCGAAGGTGCTTGCCAATAAGAATGAGCGGATTAACAAGCTGGATATGGAGTTAGCGAAAAAAACGCATTTAATTGATACCCAAACACCCGACCAACGTGGCGAGATGTTGCGAGAAGAAACGGCAGGGATTAGCTATAAAGCGGAAGCCATTTTGCGTGGGCAAGTGTGGCAAGCCTTTGAAGCCTTATCAAAACATAGCGAAGAGACCGGCATTGACCACCGCCAATTTATGAGCGGTGTGCTTGCCGAGTATCAGTTGATTTTGAGTGAGTTGAAATCGCAGTTCAATATTAACGACCAGCCTTCTGATGATGATTTGCCGGATTGGGCAAAGGCAATAGAGTACGCCGATGAGATTGAACAGGGCTTGGCTCAGATTATAGATGAAGTGAGCAATGCAAAAATTGTGGAGTAAGGATGATGCAATGGCAATTTTACCGAGTGTGTTATCCCACTGGGCAAACCGTGTGGAGACGGCAAAGTTTGGCGAGACGGAGAAAGAAATTCAAGCAGGCTGTGAACAAACCGGGCTAAGCCGAGCCACTTTCTTGCGTCAAATTAAGCCTTACCGCCCTGCGAGTGGTCGTAAAGTGCGGTCGGATAAAGGCAAGCATCAGTTAGAAAGTGCCGACCTTGCAATGATTAGTGCCGCTTGGGTGCATATGCGGCGGAAAAACGGCAAAACGATGGCAACCCTTGAACGTGTGCTCGATATTTTGCGAGCCAATAACAAAATTAGAGCGGAATTTGTGGACGAGAAAACCGGCGAAGTTCGCCCTTATTCTGCCACCAGTGTGGAGCGTGCATTACGCAATGCCAATATGCACCCCGACCAGTTATTACGCCCTACACCTGTAGTGCAGTTGCAAAGTAAACACCCGAACCACGTTTGGCAAATCGACCCATCTTTATGTGTGTTGTATTACTTAAAGGAAACCGGCAAAGGTAATGGGTTGTGCATTATGGAGCAAGAACAGTTCTATAAGAATAAACCTGCCAATGTGGCTAAAGTCGAACCGCAACGGGTGTGGCGGTATGTGATCACCGACCACGCAAGCGGTGTGATTTATGTGGAATATGTTTATGGTGGGGAAACGGCGGAAAACGTGAGCCAATGTTTTATCAATGCCATACAGCCGAAAGCCCATAAATCAGAGCCGTTTTATGGCGTACCGAAAATTTTAATGTTTGACCGAGGCACGGCGAATACGTCGCAAATGTTTACGCATTTACTCAATCAGTTAGACGTGAAAATTGAAGTGCCCAAAGCCCATAATGCCCGAGCCAAAGGGCAAGTGGAGAAAGGCAACGATATTGTGGAACGGCAATTTGAAAGCGGTTTGCGGTTTATGAATGTGTCGGGGTTAGATGAGTTAAATCGACTGGCTCATCAATGGATGCGGCATTTTAATGCCACCGAAATCCATTCACGCCATAAACGGACACGTTATCAAATGTGGCAATTTATCCGCCCTGAACAGTTAGTCGTACCGCCAAGCCGTGAAATTTGCCAAGAGCTGATGATTACGGCACTAGCGGAACGTGTGGTCAGCGACAAATTGGAAATCAGCTTTGAAAGTCGCCGTTACGATGTGCGAGGTGTTCCCGACATTCGTGTCGGCGAGAAGATTACGGTGGGTAAAAATCCATATCGCCCTGAATGTGTGCAGGTGCAGTGCTTTGAGCAGGTATTTAATGCCGAAGGTAAGGCGGAAATGAAACCTTACTGGGTGGTGCTTGAGCCTGTTGAAATCAATGAATACGGTTTCCGTGTGGATGCGGCAATGATTGGCGAAGAGTACAAGGCACATAAGAAAACCGAGTTTGAAACCAACAAGGAAAAAGCGGAGCAACTTGCCTACGGGGTGGACAATGAAGACGATTTGAAACGGGCGAAAAAGGCAAATAAACCATTATTTAATGGCGAAATCAACCCTTATAAGCACATTGAAGAAACGGATTTGAACTGGTTTATCCCGAAAAAAGGACAAGAACACGAGCTGACGACCAATGCAAGACGTGTGGAGCAGAAACCGATGACGGCAGTGGAATTTGCCAAAAACGGCAAACAACGCTGGGGGGTAAATTGGACCGGCGAATGTTATGGCTGGGTCAATGGGCGGTATCCGCAAGGTGTGCCTGTTGATGAGGCGGAACGGTTGCTTGGATTGGACTTCCCTGATTTTAAAGCGGAGTTTGTTGCCCCTGAGCCGACCACGAGCCATTTGCGGTTGTTGGCGGCATAGGTAGGGTGGGCATCCTTGCCCACCGTACAATTTGATGAACGGAGATTAAAGATGTGTTGAAACTAAAACAGGTGTTGATTGATAAGGGCGTGAGCCTGCGGCAATTAGCACAGATGATGAAGGTTTCGCCTGCAACGGTTTCACAGTTGGTTAATCATAATCAACGTGTAAAACAGTGGGCGGATTTTGAACAGAATTTAAGTGAGACGTTGCAAAGTTTGGGAATTATTGAACCGCTTGCGACCTTACTTGAAGTGGAAGCGACAGGGGAAAGTTTGGCGACCGAGCCTGTCATTTCCGTCCCTAAAACAACAGATGAAATTAAGGACGAGATTATGTTACTCGCAAAACAGGCTTTATTTCCAGCCACAAAGAAACATTTTGGGCTATTTCGTGATCCGTTTGCAGAAGATATACGCAGTGCGGAGGATGTTTTTACCTCCGCTGATGTGCGTTATGTGCGAGAAGCTCTTTTCCAAACCGCTAAACACGGTGGTTTTATGGCGGTGGTGGGCGAAAGTGGTGCCGGTAAATCGACCCTACGCCGTGATTTAATCGACCGCATTAACCAAGAAAATGCCCCGATTCAGGTGATTGAACCCTATATCATCGCAATGGAAGACAATGATGTGAAAGGTAAAACGCTGAAAGCTGCACATATTGCCGAGGCGATTATTACCACCCTTGCACCGCTTGAAAACGTGAAACGTTCGCCTGAGGCACGTTTTCGCCAGTTGCATCGGGTATTGAAAGAGAGTGTGAAATCCGGTTATAGCAATGTGTTAATCATCGAAGAAGCACACGCCTTGCCTATTCCAACGCTTAAACATTTGAAACGCTTTTTTGAGTTGGAAGACGGTTTCAAAAAACTGCTTTCTATTGTGTTAGTCGGTCAGCCTGAGCTGAAGTTGAAACTGTCTGAACGCAATACGGAAGTGCGTGAGGTGGTGCAACGTTGCGAGATTGTCGAGCTTGCACCGCTTGATGCGGAGTTGGAACGCTTTGTGGAGCATAAATTAGAACGTGTGGGCAAACAGGTGAGCGATATTTTTGAAGAAGATACGTTCTTAGCGGTTCGCCAGCGTTTGGTGGCGGTCAATCGACAAAAACAATCCACGAGTTTGCTTTATCCGTTAGCGGTAGGCAATTTGCTGACCGCGGCGATGAACTTAGCGGAGAGTTTGGGTATTCCGAAAGTGAATGGACAGGTGGTGATAAATGTGTAGGAGTTGGGCAATGGTACGAGAAATTCTTTTTATTTTAGCCGCACTTTGTGCATTCAGTTTATTAGGTTTGGTTTGGTAAGGAGTTAAAAATGGCAAAAAAAGCAGTACGAGTAAAAGCAGAAGTTCACGAATTGAACCTGCAAACCGCTGATGATGTAGCGTTGGCGATTAAACAGATTGGCGATTTAGAGCGTGAGCAGGTGCGACTTTCCACCTTGCAAGCGGACGAGAAAGCACGCATTGATGAGCTTTTTACGCCACAAATTAACCGCTTGAAGGAAGAAGTGAAACCGTTGCAAAAAGCTATTCAGGCTTATTGCGAAAGTCGCCGTGACGAATTAACTAACGGCGGTAAGCAGAAGACGGCTTACTTTACCACAGGCGAGGTGCAGTGGCGTGCGAAACCGCCTGCGGTGGTGGCAAAAGGGATTGATAGCATTTTGGAAAGCCTGCGCAATTTGGGGCTGTTCCGCTTTATTCGCACCAAAGAAGAGCTCAATAAAGAGGCAATGCTGGCAGAACCTGATGTGGCACGTTCGATTTCGGGCGTAACCATTCGGGAAGGTGTGGAAGAGTTTGTGATTAAACCGAATGATGAGGAGGTTCGCAAATGACCCCAGCAAGACAGCAAGAGTTACGTTCGCTCTATCAGGAAAAAGCAGAAGCAGCTGCCAAAATTGAGCAACTTGGCAATTATGCTCAAGCGGCGGATTTATGGAATTTGGCAGGCAAATACGCTTTAACCATTGAGCAGAAAGAATGGTGCCGCCATCGTGCGGATTATTGTAAGAATTGGCAAGGTAAACGGGAGAGAAAAAATGCTTGATGCACTTGAACAACTTAAACTGCAAGTTCATGAGGCGATTGTTCAGCTACAACAAGCAGAAAAAGCCTTACATAAACAAGAAATGACCCACGCATCTATTTATGTGGGTAATGCGAAAGGGATTTTGATGAAGTTAGGGGGTAAGTTGAAATGAGTAAATTTATTACGCTTACGGTAGAAAGTGCGGACGGCGATGTCATTTACACTGAAAACATCACTTTGAATTGTAATGACATTCAAGGTTTCGCCCCAATTTATGGCGAGTTACAGCTTTCTGAAAATGGCGATGGTTCGGTGGTGTGGATTTCACGAGATTTACAGCTAAATATCTGCCACACTTTAGCGGATTACCACTTAAGGAAACCACCACGACTATGGCTGGAAGTTCACGAAACGCCTGAGCAGATTTTGGCTCAAATTAATGGTTAAAATGACCGCCCTTTGTGAATACAGGGGCGGTTTTTTCATATATGGAGAACTGAAAATGAAAGTTAAATGTAGTGCCTGTGGCGCGGTGCATTCGTTGGATGCGTTAGTGGCTAATGAAGCGGCAAGTCAAGCCTTAAATGCGGCGTTGCTGGTCAATGGCGAATTAGGGCGGGCGTTGATTGGGTATTTGGGGCTGTTTCGCCCTGCGAAGTCCTCACTGACCTTTGAGCGTGTGGCAACGCTTTTAAATGAGCTTAGTCCGATGATTACCGCAGGCAAAATTCAGCGTGATGGGCGTGAATTTTCTGCACCGCCTGAGGCGTGGATTTATGGAATAAATCAAATGTTGGCAAGTCGGCAGACGTTGAAATTGCCGATGAAATCCCACGGCTATTTGTTGGAGATTATTGCCGGTTACAAACCTACCAGTACGGCGGTGGTTTTGCAGAGTTCTGAACAAAATCGACCGCTTGCAAGTAGCAAAATGAATGCAGTGAAAGGAGCGTTGGAATGGGCAACGAATGGATAAAGCCGATTTTAGGCAAGGGGTTTGCTGTGTTACTAACTTTACGGCTAAAAAATGCCCCGACAGAAGATATGGTTAAGCCTACGCTGGAGACGTGGTTTCAGGTGCTAACCTATAAGAAACAGTGGGAGCAGGAATTAGACCAAGAGCGGTTTGAACAGGGATTTATGTGGATTTCGCAGAATTGCGACTGGTTCCCTACGCCAAAGGTATTTTTAGATGCAATGCCAAAGCGAAAAATCAAAGAACTTCCGCCACCACCGCCGAAAACAGCGGAGCAAGAAGAGGCGGAGCGGTTAAGTGCGGTGCGAAATTTGCAGAAAATCAAAGCGATGCTAGGGAGATGTTATGCGAAATAAGCTGTTGCAGTTGGTGCATATTGGTAAAGCACAGTTGGGGATGGACGATGAGACTTATCGGAGCCTACTTTCTCAACAATTCTACCAAAATTCGGCAAAAAATATAAGCTATTCAGAGCTTGTAAAACTTGTGAAAATACTGCAATTAAAAGGGGCTAAAATTCGGTTGCCTAAAGCTGAGAAACTATCGCCTATTCAGCGAAAACTGTGGGCGGTGTGGAAGCAAATGGCAAAGGATAATGTTGTAACTGAAGGAAGTTCTCGGGCATTGGATAGCTTTGCACAACGCTATTTTCCAACAGTTAAACATTGGAAAGAACTTTCTGATACCGATACAGCTTCTTTATTAGAAACCTTAAAGCAATGGAAAAAACGAGTAGGTAATTAGTATGAGTATCGCCAAATTTGACAATGAAGACTTTCACACAAAAGCCCCTGACCTGTTGGCAGATTTGGCGAAACATACCGTGGTTGCGGCACAGGAATTCGGTGTTAGCGAAGAGCAGGCGGAGAATATCGGGATGATTGTGGCAATGAAAATCAGCCAATCTTGGGGCGGTTTGAATGTGTATATGCCAAAAGCATTAGAGTTGTTCGCCTGCGAACGTGAAAAGCAAATCTATAACGAGTTCAACGGCACTAACCACGCTTACCTTGCGAAGAAATATAATCTTTCCCTGCAGTGGATCTACAAAATTGTGAAGAAAGTCCAAAAAGAAGAAGTCAATAAGCGGCAGATGGATATGTTTGCCAATGCCAAATAAACGAAAACCCAGCCGTAAAAAAGCTGGGTTTTGTTGTTTCTGTATGTGTAACGTTGTTTCAGTTTCCCTTCTCACTTCTTCCCACGTCATCCAAATTTTTCCCATTTATCTTGTTTATGTTTGTGTGGTTATGTTAGTGGGGTTTACCTGCTACAATACCAATCCATACACTTTGTGTTTGATTGATAACAACAGCCGTAACTACTCCAGCACAGGCGATCACGGATGCAACGGATAAGTCAATTTCACCGGCTGCTAAACAGAATAACATTCCGCAAGCCACCATACCGCTCATTGATATTGCTAGACCTAAACCTTTCATATTTATTGCAGTTGCAAAATTAGGTACAAAAATACAAGCTGCAATAAAAATTGTGAAGAAAATCAGTAACATTCCATAAGCAGTCCAAACTTTGTTGATTACACTAGCTGATTTTGCATTTGTCATAATTGTTTCTGACAT